AATTTTACGCATCATCGGACACTTGATCTCTATGAGTTTCCCACTCTCGCTGACGCCGTCCGGGGATCCACCCAACCACCTGTGTTCCGGGTGCGGCACGAGACCGATCTCGTGCACTTTCTCCCCGTACCGTTCTTCGTAGAGTTCTCGAGCGACGTCTTCGTACTTTTCACCCCATCGCGTGGCGTCGTTCCCAGTGAACTTTTCACCCAACCCACATTTTTTGAGGAGCAAATCGTGTGGTGTCTGGTAGTGGTTCTCCCCGATCGCCGTCGCCGCGTCGCTCGCGGTCAGCATGTTCCCGCGAAGGGCGAGCCATTCCTCGCTCTTCTGGGCGGCATATGTGAGTGATATCAGGTATTCACAGACGGGATGCATACTTATCAAACTCATGCCCAAGTCGTTTAAGTAGGCGGGTAGAAGAACGCCATCGCCGCATTTTGTTCAGCCTGTTTCTTCGTCTTCGCTTCGCCTCGTCCTAAAAAATGCCCGTCGACGTACGCATCCACGGTGAATATCAGGTTGTCGTGTCCAACGACTCTGTACTCGGGGAGTGATATCTGGTTCTGCTGGGTGTACCGCATGAGATGGTCTTTCCAGTTGTCGTCATAATGAATGACCGAAAGATCCACGTATTGTGGGTCGTTGAACAGGCGAAGGATGAATTGTTTCGCGTGAAGCAGTCCCAAATCTAGATACACCGCGCCTATTAAACTCTCCGTCACGTCTTCCAATAGTTTCATGTTGTTTTGCCACCCCATGGACATGCCTTTCTTGTCCATGCGCACGAGGTGTTGCAAACCCAACTTGCGCCCGACGCTCGCGAGCATCTCCCCTCGCACGAGTTTCGTCCGGGCTTTCGTGAGAAATCCCTCCATCTGATTCGAGTAATTGTCGTAGAGCCATCGGGTGATGACGAATCCCAGGACACTGTCGCCTATGAATTCGAGTCGCTCGTAACTCTCGAGCGATGGGTCTTCTTTGAGACATGATTTGTGCGTGAACGCTTGGACGTACAACCCGAGGTTTTTCGGTTTCGTACCACCAAGGATATTTTCAATAACCTCACGTGTGACACAAGTCATATATATGTATACATTACATGATTATTTTTTAAGTTACGCCGTGGCAGCAGCCGGTTCTTCCTTGACGTAATGCTTCGAGAGGAATTTTTGGATGTTCAAATACGTGACCGCGAAATTCGGGTCCGGGACTTGAAGCAAATCCCGAAGCGGTTGATCGAGAACGATTTGTCGACCATTCGTTGGATGTTTCAAGCCTTTCTCCTTGACGTATCCAGTAATTCTTCGCGTGACCTCCGATCGACTGACGAGTTCGCCTTCGGCGAGACCCAAGAACTTTTGCATCTCGGCGCTCACCTTGAGGGGCTTGTTGAAGCCGTTGTTAACCTTGCGCTTCTCGCGCTTCTCCCCGGTCGGGTCGTCGATGTGCGCCTGAATGCGTCGGACGAGCTTCGCGAGGAGCTTCAAATCGGCTCGCATCGCGGTGATTTCATTTTCAATGTTGAAGGCTTGTTGTTCAGTGGACATGGTGCTCGTTGTGTCTTACCTAGGTCGTGCTTCTTTAAACCATGAACAACGTGGAAAGTATGAGCAACAGAATGAGTAACAATTTCAAATACGGCGGAGGTGGTCTGTAAAATTCATGTTTTTTCAGGATTTTGAAGGGTTTGGTCGGCTTCCCACCAGGTGGACACCCTTTGTCGCAGCAGGAAGGATCGCACGCATACACGTAATCCTTACCTTGGAACCCACAAAACTGATACGCGTCTGGGTACAGGGACTGTTCTCGGGCGTAACACCTACAGCCGGAGCAGTCCATTTTATATCATGTAACATATTAATGGACAATGGACAAAGAGGTCTACTCACAGAAGGTGATCGATGATTTCATGAATAAAAACTTTTTCTTCAACGACCCGACTCTGAAAAAGTATTACGAAGCCAACAACGTGAAAGCCTTCAGGGGGCGTCTGGTGAAAAAACATGGGAAGGAATCGCTCGAAAAGATCATGTACGTGTGCGTCACCGACACACTTCGCGATATCATCCTGAATACGGTCGGTGACCTGACCTCGTTCATGAGACCTATGGCGGACGTCGTCATCAGTGGTGGCGAAGCGTTCAACATGCATCTCCCGAGGGACGATCGCGTGGTCACGTCAGACATCGATACCAAGGTGTGTCCTCGAATTCCATACAACAAGGCGTACTTTGGGAAACTCCAGGGCATCAAGCTGATTCTGTGGGACAAGCTCGGACGTCTCGCCAAATCACTCGCACCGAAGATACAGAAGCGAATGTCGTCGAAGCGAAGCAAACTCATGCGATTCTTGGGGATCTCCCTGCCCAGGGGCGGTGTCCACGTCACCCGCCGATACACCCTGATAAAGAAAAAGAAGGGTGGGAAGAACAACAAGGCGGACATCGGTGACGTATTGATCGACGTCGAACTCTTCGCCCTCGACCTCAACATCTCGGTGTTCGACATACAGTCCAAACGCGTCGTGAAGAAGACGTTGGGTGGACTCTTGGACATGCCCCTCATGCGACCGAATGAGTTTGGGTACGAGATTGTTGATAATCAAAAGAAAGGGGTCACGTACAAAAACAAAGACACCGGATCGATCGTGCACGACGACAGGGTGTTCATCGGTGGGAAGCGTTTCCTCCTGGACGACGTCTACGAGATGCAAAAACTCGGGTTGAGACCGGAAAAGGTGGACAAGGACAAAAAGCGCATGACAATCTTGGCGAAATTGGTCGACCCGAAGATGAAAATATCCAACACTAATTCCATCGACGCCATCTACAGACGCGTGCGTCCGAAGGTGCCCGCGCCTCCGCGATCATGGAGCGTTCCCAGGATCCGATCGGTGAACATGGAAGCGGCGTCCAGGGTGAACGCGAAAAAGTACGCCAAGTACACGACGGTGCCGAGCTCGAAAGTGTTGACACAAATGTCACGGGGTGTGGTCGTACCGAAGAATAAAAAGGCACCGGTCGGGTATGCGAAGACCAACGGGAACATGCGCTTCGACGTCAAGACGAAGAGATGGGTGAAAAATAATTCGATGGCATATATTGGAAATCAGTACACACACAAGAAGACGAAACCTAATGCATCGGCGAAGAAGTCTGTGTACGGGTACAGGGGCAATCGAAATGCGTGGGTACCCAAGACCGTGCTGAGAGCCGCGTCCGAAATCCCGTTCGTAGGGTTAAAGAATACTAGCGCCAAATAGACATAAATAGACCATGTTCTTCAAGCCACCGACGAAAGAAAACGACGGACTCTACTACGTTCGCGCGTTCCAAGATGACAAAAAGAAGGTGTTCTATCAGTTGAACGGTGCGAAGATCAAGACCGCCTCTGAAAGCGAACTCGTTCTCGATCTCAAATCCCGGGCGAAGATCGATGCACTGGACGAACAAAATATCCAGGCTGCCATTGAACATTCCCAGGAATGGTTCGGGAAAGAACTCACGGAGGAGTACCTACGAAACGCGTACACGTCGCCGAAGGATATCTCAGTCGAACGAATTCATCCGACGAAGGTTTTCAGTCCGGAATTGGAAATCACCAGGTTCGAGGACGCCGCTGCAGGACGTGAGTGCAACGCCATCATCGAGTTCGCCGGACTCTACTTTGCCAGACAGTCCTTCGGACCGGTTTTCAATGTCGTGCAAGTCAAACTTCATGCGACGAAGGTGTGCGAGTACCCAGAAGACTACGCATTCGTGGAGGACGATGACGAGCCACCGGTGACACCGGAACCAGAAGCGACCCCGCCGTCAGAAGACCCAGTCGATCCGGTCGAGGAGGAACCGACCGAGCCCGAAGCAGAAACGTAGAAGAAAAAAATATGTTGTAACCTCATATACAATGAAGGGTCTCTCGAAGAACATCGTGATGCTCGCCGCCCTCGCCGTTTTGGTTTACCTTCTTTTCAACATGAAGAGCACGTCGACGTACGCTTCCTTCGAAGCAGAAAGTGGTGGTGTCCTCGGTCCGAGCCCGTCCCCGGGACGCGTCGCGACCAACTGCGCCGCCCAAGCCGGCACCGGTCTCGCCTCGGCGTTGCTCCCGAGAGAGGTCTCCCAGGATGAAGACTGGGGACAGTTCGCCCCCGCCGACGTCTTGAAGGGTCAATCCTTCATGGATCCGCGTGCACAAATCGGTGTCCCGGAGACCGCTGGCGGTAGCCTCAGAAATGCGAACCAGTCCATCCGCGCCGAACCCCCGAACAAGAAGGAGGTTTTCGTGTGGAACAACTCTACCATCATGCCTGATTTGATGCAGCGCCCGCTCGTGTAAATGGGTTAAAGGATTGAACATCAGTACAAAGAGAAAATGACCGACACCACGGAATTATCCAGCAATGTTCAGAAGCTCGTAGAGCTCTCGAAACAAATCGCCGAGGCGAGGAAGGACATGAAAGTCCTCGTCGCCGCGGAGAAAAAGTTGAAGGAACAAGTGAAATCGTCCATGGTGTCACAGGACATCGACACGATCAATCTCAAGAAGGGCAAGATTTCTGTCAAGAAATCTACCCGCAAATCTTCAATGACCAAGGTGAACATCGTCGAAGGATTGCGTAAGTTTTTCAACGGCGACGAAGACATGCTTCAAAAGTGTCTCGCCGTCATCAACGAAAATTTGCCGGTGAAGGAAAGCACATCTTTGACTCTTAGTGGTATAAAAGAATCGACGTCAGACTAATGTAAATGGTTTGGTCCCAGTATGTTTACGAGGGGAACTATGGTCTGGACGTGGATGAGCAAGTCAGCGGTGACGAGGACTCCACGGATCCATCATTAAATTCGACAGTACACACGTACTACGACGAATTCAATGATGAATTATGGTATCTGTTCGACAATCTACAAGAACTCCTACACGATGGGTTCATGAGATCGGACATTCAATTCGACGATTTCGTCGATTTTTGTTATTACGAAGACGACGATGACGAACGGGGCGAGGAAGACGTACGTTTGTCTTACGTGTGGGACAGGCTTCAGCGTCTGGATGAACTCAACATCATGGGTAAGAAGAGGTTTGCCACGTTCTGCGAATATATAAATCTCGATGTATAGTACATGATCGACGTTACCACACCGAAAGTTGCCATCCCAGCAGTACTTTTTTTAACGCTCAGCCCGGGGCTCGTCGTGCGAACCACGGGCAAATCACTCACGTTCGCCGACGGGCAAACCGATCGCGCGTCCGTCTTCTTTCACGCCGCCGTCTTCTTCCTCGCGTACAGTGCGATCGCCCGGGCGATGGGTCTCGTGTTGACGCAGACGGATTTGATCGTGACGACGACACTCTTCATGATGTTGCAGCCGGGTATGCTTCTTACTCTCCCCCCGACGAACATGCCCGGACAGGCGAGCATTCACGCGAGTGTGGTGCACACCGTGGTATACGCGATCGTTTTTGCGCTTTTGAGGAAGCAATTCAGTTCGTATTACTAAGTAAGACGCAGCAAGAAAGAATGCGATACCTCTGCATCGGACCCGGTGGGACTGGTATATTCACCATAGCCGGGTTCTTAAAGAGACACGAGGAGAGTCTCAAAGACGTTGAAGAGATCTCCGGGTCGTCTGCGGGTGCCATATTAGGTATGTTCCTGTCCATCGGGTTTTGCATGGACGAAATCGTTGACATTCTCTTTTCCGCGGACATGGAAAAGTTTGTAAAAATAAAGGTTGCATCTTTTTTCAGAAACTTTGGTTTCGTCGATACCGAACCAATACGTGAGGAGTTCGTGCGCTTGTGCGGGTGCGATCCGACGTTTGCACAGTTGGACAAAAAATTTTACGTCGCAGCGTTCTGTCTCAACACGAGCGAGACGGTCTACTTTTCGCGCGACACACACCCGGATATGAAAGTCGTCGACGCCGTGCTGATGTCGATGAGCGTGCCTCTCATATTCTCGACTGGTCGATACCAGGGATACACGTACACCGACGGTGGGACGGCTGAGGCGTTCCCGGTGAGTCCATTCCTCGGTATGAAACCACACGAGATCTTGTGTATAAAATTGAAATCGACCAAAAAGTATCAAGAAGAGATTCGAAATCACATACAATTCTTGGAAGCACTGCTTCGGTCGACACTGAACAATAGAAGCGCGCACGTATTAGAAAACACTCGAGTGGTCGAGCTTGATGTCGGTGACATGAACGTCTTTGATTTCTCTATAGATTTAGAGACCAA